GTCAACGTTTCGGTTAAAGAAGCACTTGCTGTTCCATGCAAAGGATCTGAGACAGATAATGATGTTGGTATACTAGTAAGATTTCTAATCTCAAAATCTGTAACAGTGAAGGCTATATCTTCAATCGGTTCAATGGATAAAGGTGATGCTGCGAAAGCACTGTCTGCACAAACTTTAGAGAAAAGTTCTTCGTCTGGTAATGCATTTAAATTCAAGAACTCTACACACGCTTCTTCAATAATAGCACTGTTAGTTGCGATGTCTTTGTAGAGATTGATCTTCATATCAAAATCTAATGTATAGATGATCGTTCTGCGAGATTCAACCGCGGCTTCATAATCATCAGAAAACGTTATACCTGTCATAGTGATAGGCGTGTCTTCTTTAACATCAAAATCTCTGAGAGGTTTTACTGTTACGGTGTAGTGTGGAGTGAAGTATGGTAGAATCTGTTCTACAATTTGTAAAGCATCGTCTTGTGTTTTAGCATAGGCGTTTAATTGGAATGATACTGTGTATGGCACAGGCGTGTATACTTTCTGACCACTTCCATCATAACTTGTAGGAAACGATATGCAACTGTTCATCTTAGGCATTTGTCTGGTAGGATCATAATTCATTGCCAAAATCTCAAAAGAAATTCTAGGCAATTTTAATGCTACTTGTCTTTCGTAATCTTCGCCGTTGCCCATCGCATCAATACGTGCCAGAAAATCTCTTTTGGGTGCATACGACAGAGGCACTTTCTGTTGAGAGAGAGTGTTACCAGCAGCATCTTGTCTAACAATTTTGATGTTGTTAAACAACGAACCAAAGACCGCTACTGCTTTACGAATTCTTTGATGGTAAAAATGATCACCAAACATTATGGATCCCCAAACGGATTAGATTCACTGAAGTCAATGAAATCAATATCTCCGCCCTGTGATGTAAGATTAAAATCGTCGTTCATGGCACCGTCTTGCAAGTCTTCACCTATTAATGTTGGCACACCAGAGGCTCCTGAAGTACCGCCAACTAGTGGTGCAGTTGTAGTCCATTCGTGATATTCACCATCAGACGCCCCACCTGTATGTGCTACATAGATCTTTGGATTTGCTGCATCAGAGTTATCTATATTAACTACTTCCCCCGTTAACGTGAATGAGTTATTAGTTTGTGTCACAGTCTCATTATAGACATAAGCACCTGTGATACTTGAGAAGGTAAATATAGTTTGATATGCATGAGCGCCTTCAACGTTATCAATACCGTCAACGCCTGTATCAAAATCCTCATCATTGTATTCAAACAGTTCACATCTAAGTTTAAATACAGGAAGATCTTTGATCTGATAGAAAGGTGATTCGTCTTCTACCTTGGTAATTTCAAATATAGAATTTGAAAGTGGAAGAGAAATCAGATCTCCTTCTCTTGGGCGATAGAATGGTTTATCTTCTGTAGATTCATACTGTGCTACTTGGTTCAACCAACGTCTGCGTGATACAATGAACGTTGCGGCATCACGAATTTCTACTCCAAACTTGCTGAACAGATCTCCTTCACCATCAAAGCCTTCGGTGTTTTCAATATACATTTCTACTTTATAGGCATCGTCAAATCGTGACACGTTATCATCAGAAAATATGTTATCTTTGTTTACAATTTCACGAGGCATATAGTAAACGTCTTGCCCATAGATCTTCATAGACTCAATAATTAAGTCTTCATAAAGTTCTTGTTCGGACGTTCGCCCTTGTGTAAAATAGAGATTAGTTGCCATCTGTTATCCCATGAAGAAATCTGGTGGAAATTCATTTTCATTACGCATTTTTTCTTCAAGTCGTTCTAACTCGGCCGTAGCATCTTGATAGTACTGAGCACCGTTAAGTGTTACACCACCTGGTAATTGCATACCTTCAAACTTAGACATGTTAGTACCCCACTGTTGTTTGATCAACTGTGTGGTGTAGTCTTTGAGAAACTTGTCGTTCCACACATCTGCGAACGTAGTAGGATCTACAAGCGATAACACTTCAAACATGATGTAGTCGCCTTCTGCTAGATTGTTATACTGATTAGGTGCCCATTCTCCGAAGATGTAAATTCTGCCTTGGTGTCTTGAGTGTGTAACTCGTGGCTCACCGTCTAGAATATCAGAGAGAAACTCTAAGTATTGTTCCATCTGAAAGTAGTAAGACATACCACCCGCAAAGTTCATGAAGTCACCCATGCTGTTCAACATCATTTGATACTTAACATCAAACATGTTAACAGAACCGAATGTCTTACTGAACGGATATACTTTAGTAACATATAATATCGTATCAGGTATGGTAATGTATTCGTTTGTAACATCATCTGCGGTTATCTGATGCTTAAGATATGTTCTAAAAGTAGCATCCGCATGATACTCTTGATACAATTGTATTGCATCATCAACTTTATCTTCTATCTGATCATCGTCCACGTTGATTTCAAGGACGGGTGAACCAAGTCTGCGAAGACAGAAATCAATCAGTTCTTCTCTTGTAGTGGGCGATGCCATTTAAATGTCTCCGGTTTACGTTTATTTATACGATTACGAAACTACTTCAACGTGAACATTGAGAGCTCCGACTGTAGCTCCATATTGTGCAAGATAGAATGTAAAAGTATCTTCATTATTATTAGATATTGTTGGAGATCTGAGCCAAGTTCTATTTCCTACATTTTGGCCACCACTGCTTGTTTCTACATAAAGGTAGTACGATCCGTCTGCTGCATCGCCCCGGCCAGTGTTCGATGAACCAGTACCGTTGGAGTCGCGACTCCATTTTCCTGTCAATCCACCAGTCGTGACCGCCAAAAAACTAGCGTTAACATACTCTACACCATTACCACTAAGAGAAATATTAGATTCAAATCCGTCGGTGGCAGTTTCAAAAGAATATGTTGTTGCGCCTATTTGAATATTATCTATTTGAATGTCACCTGTGAATCCACTAGCAGTTTTAACATATTCAAACACTAACTTAATATTTACAAGTTTATATGCAGAAATGTCAACAGCGTATTGTGTCCAAGCATTAGAATTTTGAGCAGGAATATTTAATAAATCTTCATAAAACCCAGCCGGTTGAATAGTATATACAGGGAAAGTCGGTTTTGATGCTGTTAACCACAAAGGATTAGTATTAAGATCAAAATCAACCGCGTTTGATGTTACAACATTAAGGGTCGAGTTCCAACCAGATATGTCTTGATTAAATGTCACGTTATCTTTAAACATTCTGTTCATAGAGGTGGCGGTGCTAATAGGCCACGTTGATATATCTGTATCAAACGTTGTGCCGACAAACATGTCGTCCATATTTTGTATACCGATATTATCTGCGGTCCACATTATTCCTTCTCTACCTGCTTCAGGATAATACGTGTAATTTCCTACATTAGCTGTTTGCCAAGTACTACTGGTTGGATCAGTCAACACTCCTACTAATGGATACCTTATAGCCAGTGGTAATTTCCAATAAGGTGTATTAGCAACCGATAATATGCCGCCTGTGTTAAAGTTTGCGGGTTCTATACCTACTGCGGTCGTTAATCCACTCGTATCCCAAGAACTAATATCTTGATTGAATACAGTAGCAGTGTCGAACATTTGTTGCATATTCGTAACAGTACTTACATCCCAAGATGAGATGTCAGAATTGTTTATAGAACTACCGCTGAACATTCCCTGCATACTAGTAATAGGTTCATTCCCCTTTACACGAATACCTTCAGCACCGGGCGTTGTGTCATAAACATAACTAGCAGGCGCGTAAGTAGATCTCCAAGTAGCGTTAGTAGGATCTGATGTTTCGCCCGTTAATGGATACAAAATAGTACCATCAGTACCCCACTGTGGTTTTTCTGCTGTTGTCCAAGTGCCGGGTGTACCAGTATCAAACCCTGATGGTGGCGTTGAATTGCCAGGAGCAACACTAGCCGCCAGCACATTCCAAATGCTAATGTCTTGATCAAATACTGAAGCACCGCTGAACATGTAATTCATGGTAGTAACACTGCTCACATCCCAAGAACTAATATCTTGATTGAATGTGACAGCATCGTTGAACATAGCATTCATATTAGTAACATTAACAGTTTTAACACCCCAATTTAATGCTACACCACCATTATTGAATCCACTATTAATGTCGAACATAGCAGCCATATTAGTAACACTACTCACATCCCAAGAACTAATATCTTGATCGAATGCATTAGCATATTTGAACATATAACTCATATTAGTAACACTAGTCATAGTACTAGCGAAGTTACCAGATAATGTTACACCACCATTGTTGAATACTGTCGCCGTATTGAACATATTACTCATATTAGGAGCACCAGAAAGATCCCAAGAACTAATGTCTTGATTGAATGCAGGTGCACTTTGGAACATACTAGACATACTAGTGACACTACTTACGTCCCAAGAATTCAATGGTTGATTGAATACAAGAGCGCCGTTAAACATTTGCCCCATAAAAGTAACACTACTTACATCCCAAGAATTCAATGGTTGATTGAATGTGTTAACACCTTGGAACATCCGACTCATATCAGTAACATTAGTAGTACCAGTTCCAGCAGTCCAAGTTAATGCTACACCACCATTGTTGAATGCAGTAGCACTTTTGAACATATTACTCATAGTATAAACACTACTCACATTCCAAGAACTGATGTCTTGATTGAATGTGACAGCATCGCTGAACATATAACTCATATCAATAACATTAGCAGTACCCGTACCAACAGTCCAAGTTAATGCTACACCACCATTGTTGAATGCGTCAGCGTGGTAGAACATACCACCCATATCAGTAACATTACTCACATCCCAAGAACTAATATCTTGATTAAATGCGTCAGCCCTAAAGAACATACCATACATATCAATAACACTACTCGTATTCCAAGAATTCAATGGTTGATTGAATACGTCAGCCTCGTAGAACATGTAACTCATAGTAGTAACATTACTCACATCCCAAGAACTAATGTCTTGATTGAACTGAGTCTGAGCGCCGGCGCCACTGGCGCCGAAGAACATCCGACTCATATCAGTAACGTTACTCACGTCCCACCCACCAATGTCTACGTTGAAGTATGAATCTCTGTTATAAGATGCCGTATGAAACATGCTAGCCATACTAGTTACATTAGAAGTATCCCAAGAACTCATGTAAGGCGAGATGCGACTAGCCGAATAAAATTGATCATAAAACATTTTTTCACAACTAATTAGAACATTATCGTCAAAAACGTAACCAATTCCTGGTATAAATTCATAATTTGCTGGTGCAAAATCAGTTCTCCATTCCGAATACGTATAGTCGATATCTAAGTCTGATCTCCAAAGCATCTTTCCTGCGGGAGCTCCAAACTGAGGTAGAGTAAATTCAGTCAATCCCGAATTTAACCCAAACTCTAATCCTATCTTAAGCCACATGATTGGCCAAGAACTTAAATCATGAACATATTCGGTAGTATTTTTGAACATTTGGTCGAAAGAAAATGATTCGTCCAATAACCAACGATCCCATAATGATGGCTGCACAATTGGCCAAGTTGCAACATCTGAATCATTAAATGTAGGGTTTCCTTCAAACATTCTTTCAAAGGATGTGAATATAGCGGTCGCAGAAATTCCAACGTTTGGGGTGAATTGATATCCTGCTGGTGCGTGGTTATCTCGCCAATATTGAGATGTTGGATCAGTTGACGTATTTGTCAGTGGTAAACGATAACCGCCGTTTGTTCCCCAGATAGGATCTATTACTGACCCAGTATTTGTTGAAAAATCAGAGTAACTAGACGGATTCGGTATACCTCCGTTGAACGTATTTATACCACTGGTATTCCAATTACTAAAATCGTCGTTGAATTGAACAGCATTTAAAAACATCCGGTTAAAATATTGGTTAGAACTAACATCCCAGCCTGATAAAGTTTGACCATCATTGGTGAATGCAGCAGCACCTTCGAACATGCGATTCATATCAGTAACACTACTTACATCCCAAGAACTAATGTCTTGGTTGAATGCAGTAGCATCGTAGAACATAGAATACATCACAGTAACATTACTTACATTCCAAGAACTAATATCTTGATTGAAAATTTCGTTTTTATAGAACATCGAACCCGCATCTTTAAGACCAGAAGTATCCCAAGAACTGATATCTTGATTAAAGCCATAAGGTACAGGAGCATTGTTCGTATTAGAAGTACTATTATATGATGTAAAAAGTTCCCCTCCATATTCAACATTGCTAAAATCCCAAGTTAAAGGGACGTTGCCATTTTGATATCTTGCCGCATCAGATAACATTTCTTCGCAATATCCCACCGGAGTAAAAGAAGATAGATCTTGATTAAACGAATGTGCTCTTAAAAACATGAACGCGGGCCCCATGCGATCACTAGCATCGCGTTCTGGGTCGTTAGTCCAAAACGGATAACCATTGGATTGTAACAACTCTGCATAGACTTTTCTAGTTAAACCACGCACCCCGAACAACGTTTCTATAAAGGCTGCGACCTTAACTCCTCTAGTATCACTAATCAAAAATCCTGGCACTGCACCACGCTCGTCTAGCACTCTCCAACCCGTTGTATCCCAGGTCATTGGTGCACCAGCTTGATCTATTGGTTGTCCATTATTGAATGTATATGCATTGTAGAACATGCTTTCGAACGAAATATTTTTACTAGTATCCCATCCACTAAGCGATACACCTCCGTTATTGAATGCGTGAGCATCGGAGAACATATTTGTCATACTTCTAACATTAGATACATTCCAAGAACTAATATCTTGATTGAATGCGTTAGCATTTTGAAACATATGATTCATGCTTATTACATTAGCAGTACCAGTTCCAGCAGTCCAAGTTAATGCTACACCACCATTGTTGAATGCAACAGCATCTTTGAACATAAAACTCATATCTTCAACCGCACTCACATCCCAAGAACTAAGGTCTTGATTGAATACAGTAAAATTCTGAAACCCTAGAGCAAAATCAGTCATTGAAGAGACATCCCAATTGGAAATATCTGGATCATTAAAAGTATTCTCGAAAATCATCTTAGGGTTGTTGTTCGTCGGGTAAATAGCTAGCGATGTTATTGGAATACAAGAAATAATGCCAACACCTTCAATAAATTTATGAAAGCCGCCAAGAACTCTAATGCTATCCATTATAGTTGAATTATCAGCACTGTGGCCTTCCCAACCGGCTTCAAATTGCAGCGCCCCTCCAAATCGATCTGAGGCGTCCGTATTAGTTATCTGTGATTTCGTTGTATTCGATAAAGGATACGTTATATAAGAAGCCGGAGTTGTGAACGATGGGTACATGTTAGATGTTAGTTGCGTTCCTGTAGCAAAATCCACTGAAGCGATATTAGTCCCAGTAATAATATTCCAAGAACTCAAATCTTGATTTAACGCAGTACACCCTTTAAACATATCATCTGCGGTATCGATATGTCTAACTAAGTATAGATCCCAGTTTAAAAGTTCTCGATCATTAAATGTAGTATTTCCTTCAAACATACCTGTAGTGTTTGTTATTTTTTCGCCGTTTGAAACAATGCCAATACCAGGAACAAAAGTATAGTTAGGAGGCGCGTAGTTATTTCTCCAATATTGAGTTGTTGGATCTGTAAGTCCGCTTAACGGATATCTATAACCACCAACGCCATGTTTTTCATAGTCTCCATAGTGTGCATAAGGAAGAGCGCCTGAAAATTCTGAAAGATCAGCGGCGTTCTTATCCTTGCGGTTCCACGCACTATACCATTTATTAAATTCCCAATGACTAATGTTTCCAGTAATTCCAGGCGCGGATGTAAACATGTCCCATACACTCATTATGTCTTCGCATATCCAAGAGGATATATCCATAATTAAATTAGAACATCCAGTGAACATTCTTTCGCCATGTACTAGCTTTCTAGCATCCCAATGAGTTATGTCACCGTTAAAAGATAGACAGTGTGCAAACATGTTGTAAGCCTGTATCCAATTGGTACCAAGGTTAAAACACTGGCCCGATGGAACGCCAACGGCCGCACCATTATTAAAATCAGTCGCTCTAAAGAACATAGAATAGGTAGATTTACAACTCGAAAGATCCCACGATCCAATGGGTTGATTAAATATTTTTGCACCATGGAACATGTTAGCTACAGATACTACGTTAGACATGTTCCAAGAACTGACATCATAATTAAACCTGGGATCACAAAACATACTATCCATAGTAAGAACATTAGATGTATTCCAATTTTCTATTCCTGCTAATTGAACGTTCATATCTAAGTCGTCAGAAGCGTTTACGATCAGTGATTCGTCACCGATGTTTTCATTTCCTTGACCGTTTATAACTAAACCAGCAAACATATAATCAAAATGTTTACAGCTTGAAGTATCGAAGTTTCCAATATTAGTAAACATTTGCCATCCGTTTACCGCAAACATTCCTGACATATTTACAACGTTGCTTGTATCCCAAACAGAGGGTAGGTCTACTATAGCGTTTTTATAAGATCTCCAACCATGCACGTACTCGTATGGATTTCCACCAAAACAACTGTTCATACTTTTTACGTTACTGATATCAAAATTAAAATCAGCTGCCGTCCAATTTATCCAAGCCTCTGGTA